GATAGCGAACAGACCAGACGCGAGGTACTTCAGGAATTTACACTTACGGTCCGGTCAGATCAGTCTATTGAGCAGACTGACCGCATTTTCCATTCTAGTGGAACGTATGAAGTTCAATTCGTAAATAACAACGCTGCATGGGCTATAACAAAACAATGCCAACTGAGAAAAATTTAGCAGATGCGCGATGTCAAAAAGAGTCTTGCAAATCCTTGCTCGCAAAAGTTAAACTGGAGGGAGCAAGCCTAGTTGAGATAAAATGCAGACGGTGCAACAGCGTTAGCACCTTTACTGGTAAAGTCTCAGCTAAACTCAGACCAGATGGTCAGGGTGGGTACACAACTTAATATAAAGACCCTAGAGGCTCTCAGAAGCCCATAAGCGACCCGATCGCTAGTGGTTATGTAATGGGTGAGGCCTCGGCCTCGCAAGCCTCTTATCGCTAACGTGACGGCGTAGGAGGTTTTTTTATGGCTAATGACTTTCAAATGCAGTTGAGCGTTGATCTG